CTTGTGTGGTGCATGATGTATTTCAGGAAGAAGCCCCTGCGGAGTTCACCGTTCTTGAAGATTGCTATCTGCGCCTCGGTGTCAGCATCCCACTTCACAACGTCAGCCGGTGACTGCGGGTACAGGTAGTCATCATCGTAGAACGAGTAGAACATCTGACCCTTCCACTTGGACCAATCGCCGTCACGCTTCACCTGTGCATCGATAGCAGCCTTGGTAGGATTCCAAACGTCAACAGGGATATACTTACCCCGCTCAAGTTTCTGACCCCGCCACTTGTCCCAGTTGTTATAGACGACAACCCTGCCTGAGTAGTCGTTGCTGTCTGCTTCCCCTAACCGGCAGTACCGGAAAGGCTCTACACGGAAGGCCGAAGTGTTGTATCCGGTGAACTGCGCCCGGACATATACGCCATTGAAGTATGCAAATGACTTGGCTATTTTCCGCAGCAAGTCCAGTGCGGTGATTTCTTTCATGTTGTCCTTACCAACAACCACCTTGTTCAGTGTCTCATCGGCAAAGCCCTGGCCCGACAAAAACCGGGTAAGCATCCCTGCAGCTGACTTGGCTGTTACAGATGAGTTGATAAGCCTCTCCATCCTTGACGGGTAGGCGTTGTCAACATCATATGAGATTATGCCGTCAACCTTGACAGGGGTAAGAATAAAGGGAGCAGGGAGGTCAACAAGTGTCAACCTCCTTGATCCTGACGAATGTTTCTCAATTGACCTTCTTTCGGTGATCTGATCCATAGCTTTTCACGTTACGGATCATTTACTTTTCTTGGCTCTCGGCTTCTTCTCGGCGGGTGCCGGGGCTGGAGCATCTTCATTAACTATGAAATTGCCTATTGCCTTCGGGAATCTCTCGAGGTAAGCCTCGGCTATCTCGTCGGTTATGGTTGACGAGTTATAGACCTGACCGCTGTAAACGATCACCAGTCCCGGTTTAAGTTGATATTTCATTGTGTCAAGTTTTTTTTGTTTTTCGAGGCCTTCAAGTATGAGCCTCCGGTAATAATTCCGTACAGAACTGTCACAGGCTGATACGGGCGAACCTCCATAAAAGAGATTCCTGGTATAAGTGATTACCGCCTGCCGGAGTGGAGGGGTCGCTAAAACCTCCTCCACCGGGTAAGCGAGTAATTCAGTCAGTGTCATGACTCAAGAGCGACGAGTGCTGCGAGGGACTGTGCGTAAGAGGTGTTCCAGAACACGTAGCGTGAATGAGATTCTTCCTCACCGTCACGGGTTGCAAACTCGTAGGTAGGTATTCCGTTATTGTCGTTGGCCCTGTAGCTCAATCCTGAAGGATGAAGCCCTGTTTCAAGCCCGAAGATCACAAAGCAACCTTCGGTTTTCTTTCCCTTCAGCTCGGCAACAATGACAATATCTGTCATGTCGTCCATTGCCTTCACTCCCGCGGCGCTGCGGTCATAAGGCTGGAAGGAGAAGTAATGCTTGAAAGCATTGGGCAAGTTGTCGGCAATAACAGCGTCAGCGCCAATGTTCGCTTCTTTCTTGACGGCCGTAACAGGGTAGGCCACCGTTGTCCCCGCCATTGCTATGGCAGTACATTTGGTTTCCGTTGATCCGTCCATCGTGAAGGTTGCGTCGGCCCGGTTGATCGCCCACATCTTCGGCTCAAGTCCGCCTGATGGCCTGTTAGTACAGGAGTTGGTGATCGATGCTGCTATTTTGGATGCACAAGCCATATTAGTTCGCTTTTTAGTATGCTACAGCAATGAGTTCGTTTTGAAGCAGAACCGTGTCGAGGTAGAATGCCACGTCAACATAATGGCTCTTCGTCACCTTGTCGTAGAAAGCATCCAGCGAGGTCATACTGCCCTCGTCAGAGGTAGCGATAGGAATGTTCCCGATGGGTGTGAGAATTGCCCTGTGAGGATAGAGCAGGGTGTCGCCCAGGTCGTTCCATTCACGGATATTCTTATCCCAGTCGTCGCGGATGATGATCGGAATGCCCCTGTAGCGGAACTCCCTTTTGCCATCTTCTGCAACCTGAAGAGTGAAGCCGAGAGATTTGTCCTCAAGGTAATCTTCCCAGTTGTTGGTAAGCGAACGTGTCACCTGGTACACAAGACCTCCGACGGTGTGCGCCCTGCTGTCGATGTTGCTGTACAGGTAGCGGAACACGTTAGCGGCACGGTTCGGGTCGAGAGCCAGCTGTGCGGCCTCGGTTGCGAGTGCGTTCTCGGGGATCGTGTAACGGACGAGAGTGGCTGCAAAAATCTGCTGCCACAGACCGTTAATCATGGTCAGGAAAGCAATGTCTTTCCCTGCGGTAATGTAACCACCGTTAGCTACGAGGGCTGCGTTCTTGTCGCCGAAAGAAGAGATGCGGAGGATAGCTTCATAAGCAGCATCGACGGTGCGGTCTACGAGGAAAGCCATCATTGCGTTGTCAACCTCTTCCCATGTCTTGTTGGCAATGCGTGACTTCTTCCACAGCTTGAACAGCTGGGATACGTCATTCTGGCAATGCGTCAACCGGAAGTCGATGAGTGCCGGATCGTAATACTTCTCGGTGAGATTAACCTTCTCAGCAGAAGAGTTAGGGGTACATCCCGATGATGCTTTTCCGACTGCCCCCAGCAGGCCGAAAATAGGGATTTGGGTTTTCATCTGAATGCCCGTCCTTACGTCGTGGGCTCTGCTGAGCAGCGGTTTGTTATAAACCTGCTCAAACACAACTTCAGAAACTGTTAACGCCTCCTGTGGATTCAGCGTTAAGTCAGCGGTGTCGATGAGTGATGCCATTATTTGCTTGATTTAAAGGGTTTGCGTACTATCTCGCCATCGGGCGGTGCGGGAGGCTGCGGCTTGAATCCCTGGATGTCAGAGGTGATCTGTGCCTTGAAAGCTTCGAGGTCGCTCTTCACTGCGGCGAGAGTTTCCTGTGCTTCCTTCAGTGATGCCTCACGTTCGGCCAGCTGCGCCTTCAGCGTCTCGTTCTCTGCCTTGAGAGCAGCGGCAGCGGGATCTTCTTTTTCTTCCTCTGCCGGAGGTTTGATCTCAGTAACCTTGCCACCTGCAAAGACGTACACGGTGCCGTCGGGCATAGTGTACTCACCTTCGGCGGGGGCACCGTCAACAGTGGCCGGGCTACCTACAGCGATCTCGCTTGCTTCTTTGATATCCTCTCCGAAGTCAAGGTTCTGGTCGTCGGCAGTCTTTACGACAAGGGATTTGATTACCCCTTGTTTGCGAAAGAGAGCCAGGATCTTATCGAGAATACCTTTATGGCCCTCCTCGATCTTAGTGGTTAATTCATCATTGGTCATTTCTATTTCTGTGTTTAATTCAATGTCTGCTTTGATTTCTTTGACAAATCCGTATGCGAGAGACTGGTTTGCATTGAGATACCTTTCCTCTTTCATAAGAGCAAGCATCTCATCTACTGACTTGCCGGATACCGACGCATAGAGTTCTGCGAGCTGTATCTTCTCGGCCTCAAGCATATTGGCTGTAGTGCGCATCCTTTCGTCGTCGCCAACCTCGAAGGTCCACGGGTTATGTACCAGGGTCCGGCTGTTTTTGCTCATCCACCTGTTTTCGGTTGCCATGAGAATAGCAGTACCGGCGCTCATGCAGCTGCCGATTACTCCGATTGAAGGATTTGTATTGAGGTATTTGATTGTGTCGTGGATACGCCAGCCCTCAAATAAGTCGCCCCCTCCTGTGTTCAGTATGATTGTGCGGCCTGCCTGTACGTGTTCCAGGATATTGTCGGCAGTAATATCAAAGCCAACGTCGCCACGAAGGATAACAGTGTTGTCATCGAGATAGATTGCGGGATACGGCTCAAAGAACAGAAAGAAATTATTGATACCTTTGGCCTTCAGCCATTCCTTTGCGCTCTCAGGAGTATAGAGTGCTTTGCTGAATGATACAACTTTGGGCTTGCCATCCTCCTTATACCGTGCTACAAATGTGCTTTGCTCCATATTACTTTGTCGTAATTGAAATACGACGTTGTTTTACATTGACAAAAATACGTCATGACTATTGCGAAATCCATAGCAAATACCTATCTTTGTCCAAACTCGGACAGAAAGAATGAGCGACAATAAAGAAGAGCCTGATTTTCAGTCGTTACTCGAAGGGGTGACAATAGAGATAAGAAACTACCGGGACAACATCAAAGATTCCCGACGGGCACTGCGGGGCTGTGCAAAGGATGAGCGCCGGATGTACCGCAATGTCATCAAATACAATCGCAAACAACTGAGGGAGGCAAAAAGCAAACGCCGTTTTATAGAGGCGCAGGCTTCATCGACATGGTGGATATGGATGATCGCCGTCGCTCTTTGTGTTGTCCTAATGATTGTCTTTCCGGGGGCTTCCCTTGCCCTGATCTTCGCCCCGCTGTGGGTTACGTTGGCCATTGGCCTTGTTGTGGTTTTATTCCTGAGTAAGAAATGAAGAAACTGATCTTTGCCTTAGCTGTTCTATGTCTGTCATGCGATAGTGCATTCATGTGTAATGAGCCCGACCCGAAGCCTCCTTATGGTACACCGGATGATATGTCCGTTTACAACGGGTCTGATGGCTACAGGTCTATAACATACATATACTTTTGCCGTAATGGGCAGTATGTTGCCGTCACCTACACGAGAGATGACGCTTGCAGCACGTTTTTAAGAGATGATTTCACCACCTCCGGTATCTGCAAATGATCTACACCCCCGAAGAATATGCAAAAATTTATCCCTTTGGAGGCGTGTTTCTCTCTGCCCGCAGCATCAAACGCCGCTGCCGGACTGGTAGATTACCCAAAGGCCACATCGCTCACAAGAAATCAGGGGGCTGGATTATTGAAGTATTGCAGTTTTCGGGTATGACAAAGGGGTTCAATATCGTTCTGACCCCGAAAAAAGAGACTGTTTAAAGCTCCCCCGCCTGTTTAACCTGTACTTTCCTCTGGTCAACATACTGAAAATCTTCAAGTACAAGCACCGTCTGTGGCTGTGAGACGTTGGTGACATAGGTTGACTGCGGCACAGTGGTCATCTGTGAGTTACTGCCTGCTCCGGCTATCCCGGAGATAGAAGCATCAACACCACCGGAGCCACCCTTTCCTGCCTTCATGATGTTACGGACAGCTGCGATACCCGTTGCAATGGCCGATGCCGCAGCGATGCCTTTTAGGATAGGACCGCCGGGCGTATCAGCATATGCTGACATTGCACCCTTGTATGTGTTGATAACCGTCTGCGTAATTGCGGCAGCTTTCCCCAACTTTGTTTCTTCTCCAAAGAGTTGAGCGAGTGAACCGGCAAAATCGGCAACTATATCGAGCTTCGCTTTTTGCTTTTCACGCTCAACCTGTTTCTCAATAGCTGCAAACTTTCTTGTTATGAGAGAAACGTCCGCCCCGGTCTTGAGTGCTGCCTGTATCTCTGCCTCCTGTTCACGGGCGAGCAGGTCAAGCTCTGCCTGGAACCGGTCGTTCATCTCGACCTCACGGGCGATCCTTCTGTTGTCAGCATCAATAAACGCTTTCTCTGCACGGAAGGCGGCAAGCTCATCATCCCACTGTTTCTGCTTTGCGATCTCTGCAAGCCTGAGGGCTTCCTTCTCTTCGATCTTCTTCCGCTCAAGCTCAACCTCGGCCAGCATCTCCGCCTCTGCCATCTTGTACTGCTCGTCGTAATACTTCCGGGTGACCTCGTTCTCTTCGGCCAGCTGCTTTTCTCTGTCGGTCATCTCCTTCTTTAGAAGGCCGGAGATCTGCGAAGCCATCTCTTTCTTTTGCATGGAGGCCTGACCCTCGAGATCGATGTACTGAGCGATCAGTTCATTCACCCGTTTCCGGTCCTCATTAGTCGAATTGCTCAATCCCAGTTCGTCGAGTGTTATCTGCTTGCCCTCTTCCCGGACCTGGTTGAGCCTCTCCTGTACCTTGACAAGATCCGTTGTTCCAAGTTCATTGGCTATCTTCGTGAGCAGAACATCCTGCTGTGCTTTGGCTTCTTCCTCGATCAACCGGGTTGCCCGCTGCAGCAAAGTGATCCTTTCGGCCTCGGTCTTATTCTGGTCAGCGGCCAGCTCCCTCAGTCTGTTGATCTCCGTCTTGCGGGCAGCAGATATCACAAGCAGATCAATCTCTTTGTCCTCAAGCTGCTCAAGCATATTTCTTAACTCACCTGCAAGCCTCACGTCTCTGGCGATCTCATCACCTATCCCGGCAAAGGTACCCTTGAGGTCTTTCAGCTTCTGCTCACCGCTGAACACTTTGGCAAGACCTAAAGCGAAGTTTTCAATACGATCCTTCAGCACATCAACAACAGCTTTGATCTGGTCAAACTTCTTCTTCAGCCGGTCGCCGCCTTCTTCTGTGTTTTTGAATGCCTTAACCAATCCCACAACAGCCCCGACGATGGCAGCGATAGCCAGCACAATAGGGTTGGCGAGGAACATCTTTGCAGCTGCACCCGCTGCCTGAAAGCCTGAAGCGGTATTTTTCAGTGAAGCAGGCAGCAGATCAAGGGCAGACTTGTAGTTACCGATGTTCATCTTCTGCTGAATGGCAGCATCGGAGTTCTGTTTGATGAACTCAGTGTTCTTATTGATCTGCGCAATGTACTCTTTCTGTGTTTTCTGTCCCTCCTTGGTGGTCAAATCGAGGTTACGCAGTGAGGCCCGGAGCTTTTTGTTCTCTGCGTCGAGCTTCTGAATGGTGCCCAGCTCTTCATTTTTGGCAGAGATAGCACCCTCAAGTACCCTTTGATTGTTCTTGTACTCTGTCTGAAGCCCCGAGATTGCTGTTTTATTAGCCTCAATAGCCTTGGCATTCTCCTTATACTGGTCCGTATCCTTCCGGTTGCCCTGGCGCAGTACCTCCTGAGTGGCCTCAAGCAGTTTGGTTTCCTCATTGAGTTCACGCATTCTTTCCTTTAAGTCTGCCTGCGCCTCAAGCACGTCTTTGTAGCCTATCTCAAGCTCGGCGATCTTTATTTTGTCAGGTGTTGCCATTATAGTATTACTTCATAGTTTGCAGATGATACCCCGTAAGTGCCTGCTTCATATCCTACCTTAAAGGTGAAGTCGGTATCCGGTAGTTCAAGAACCGTTAATCCGGTAATGTCAATGAACTCCGTGGTTACCATTGCCGGGAGTGTCAAATCTTTATACCCGCTTCTCACCCTCGACGCCCCGTTGTAGATTGCCCAGAACACCCGACGATTCCCGCCGTCGATACTCTGCACCTCAATAGAAGGAGCAGGGCTAAAGGCTTCAAGGTAAGTTTGTGTGCCAATAGTATCAACGCTCACAAGCAGCATCTCATCCATCCTACAGGTGACAAGCTCCACTTTTGTGCCGAAGGTGATAGTGATAAGGTTATTGGCAAACACCTCTCCATCCATTGTGACGGTTATCACGTCATCCCCGCTGCCCGATGTCTTGTCAATCAGCACCCCGCCTATTGGAGTACCGCTTACGGTAGCTGTCCATGCTACGGTTGAAGTGATAACTATCTGCTGCGTCTGCCCGGTATAGGTGAATTTCAATGCGTTTGTTGACACGGAATACCTGCCTTCGCCCCATCTTACAACCTGGCACTTGGCAGGCTTGCCGGTATCAGGATCAAAGCCCGATATCTTATTCAGGTAGAACAGTCCTCCAAGCTCATTGATCCTCACCAGCAGCCACGGGCGGAGCTTGCTTAAAGTGTAATGGTCAATAAACACCTCCGCATCATAGCACTCACCGATTGATGACATCATTTGAAACGGTGCCCAGTAGCCGGAGAAGTTGAAATGTGTCAGCACCTTCAGGAGTATGTCTGTCTCTGTATCGGTGCCGTGGGTTATGGTTGTGTAGTCAGGATCTCCGCTGTCATAAAGCAGCATCGGAGCAGTAGCCAGGGCCCCGTTGCCGTTAAAGTCCGTGTTAAAGAAGTTCTTTGAGTATTGATTCACCCACAGCTGGCCGGGCAGCATCAGGTCAAGGGTCAGCAGTTCCTTCTCTACCGCGGGCTTCACCGGGGCAGTAACGGTCATGCGCCCGTACTCTTTCGGCAGGTTGTCCGTGTTGTTGTATCCGATATAGTTGACTGACCCCTGACCGGGTATGGCAAAGTATTTCTTTTCCTTGCGCACCTTCCCCGAAAGATTAACCGCCCCGGCAGATGAGATGTTTGCAAGTGGCACAAGGGTTATCTCTGTCCGGTCCTGGTACACGGCAGCACAGAACAGTTGAGCGATAGCCTTGATGAAGTCCCATGACGTTCTGCCCCCGAAGGTGACAAGCTGCGAGCGGTCAACCACCTCACCGTTTATGAGCCTCTGCCCGGAGGCAAGTTCAAGGGTCCACGTCGCACCGTCATACAGCACCCAGTTCCAGCACGGCATATAAAGTTTCTCAAGGTCAGCCCAAAGGGTTGATGCTGTCACGTCGATCAGAGCATCACCTTCCCATACCTTCAGCGTCAGCACCCCCTCGGCTATCATCTGTGTGATTATGGCTGAAGCAGACAGCCACACCTCATGAGTGTGCCCATTGGCTACCGAGTAAATGGTCCAGATAGACGAAGCAATAGACCCCTCGAGCGTCCGGGGCAGTATGAATCCGGGGTTTATCCCTGCGTCACTCCCCGCCCGTAGGCTCTCAATAGCATCGGCATAGTCGGCATAGGTGAAAGTAGCTGCACAATCGGCAATGATCTCATCCAAAGTATAGTCCTCAATGGCCTCGATGTACCTGTTCCGGCCGGTTATCGTTCCCTGGTATCCGTCTTTCGTGGAAGAAAGGACCTTCAATGTGCCGCCTCTTATGAACCTCAGAGGACCAAGCCACAGATCCACGTCCTGAACATTGCGCACGGAAGATAGATCAGCACCCACAACGTCACCGAAGCCCATCAATGACTTGTTCTTTGGAGTGAATGGCAGGGTCAGAGACGAAGTGTAAGGGCTGTATTTCTTGCCCGGGTCTGAGAGGTTAAGATATTCCCAGTTGATTGCAATGGGAGCCTCCGAGATATCCGCCTGCCGTCCGTCTATGAGTATCCTCTTCATCAGAACCTCACGTTAAAGGTTTCAGGAAGAGTCAGCTCTACATTGAACGTCGCCCTTGCCCGGTCGCTCTTAAATGAACATCCCCCGCTAACCTCACACTCAACCCATGTGGCAGATGAATCCTCCGCACCGTCGGCACCGACAAACAGATACACATGACGTGAATGATACAACGCTTCAAGTAGCGGCCAAAACTGAGCATCGGCCTTGGTCGTGAGGGATACCTTCTTTGTCGCCTCGTAGCCGGTGATCTCCTTCAGGGTATTGACGTTTACCATTGTCGTGAGCACCTTGCCTATCTCACCGAGCTTCTTTGCTGACACATCATCCTGCCTGCTGCCGGTGAACGGGAAAGACACATAACCCAAAAGAGGATGCTGCCACAGCACGGGTATGTAATTCGGGCAGTCAGGGTCAAAGTAGATGATGATTGACTTTGATCCTGCGGGGGTGGTTATGGTTATTGTGTTGGCTCCCTTGTCAAGATAAACAGAGGTCTTTGCAAACTTCAGCTGGTAGTATCCGGGCGTTAGGGTGCCAGAATAAATTACCGTTGCCCCCGTTCCTGTGAGCGTGCTATCAACTGTTACCGTGTCATCGGCTGTTACCGTTGTGCTATCCGCTGTGTATCCACCGGACCCGCCTACCGTTCCCCTGGTGATCGTTGTGGCACCTCCGGCCCAAAAGAACAAAGCGTTATAAGTGTTCTTGCTCCACTTGAGGTTCTGTAAGCAGGAGTTAACGTAAACCCGATATAGATTGAACCCATTTTCGGCGGGCATCTGTTCGGCAAGGTACAGCCAGTAGTGATTAATCTTAAGGGTCTGCTCGTTGGCCGTGCCTCTCTCAAAGTAAATGTCAATGGCTATGTCTCTGAAATACTCATCAAAAGACTGCACAAGGTTGCCATTGATAAACTCTATGTCATCGGGATACTCGGAGCCGTCGAAAGACCGCATAAGATACTTCATTACATCCGACAGATCAACACTGAAGTAATGCAGACTTGAAGCTGTACGCAAGAATACCGCCTCAATAGTCACATCTTCCGTGGTTCCGTCAAAGACTATCTCTGCAATAGGGTTAGTCACGGCAGCTGCGCCGCTCACAGAGAAGTAAAGAACAGGGCGCATGAAGGGAGACAGCAAGTCGCCGTCACTCTGCATTTCATTTTGTACTGCTATTGACATCTTATTTTCTAAATAATCGTTCTACTTCTGTCGTCACGGTAAAAATGAAGTGATCCGCCAGCTGTGCCACCAGTCCGTCAAACCACTCGTTTGTCACCACATCCTCCACCACGTCGCCGGGGTTGTAACGGTTCGGAACTTGTATTCCCTCTCTCACAATCTTCCACGC